CGTCGGCAATCGACATACCGAAGAATGTGTGCGGCTCTGGATCGGGGCAGAAGTCTACGAACGGAATAAAATCGCACGGTTCATAGTGAAGTATCTTGTTGGCCGTGCCAGCAACGCAGACGCGGCAAAGTTCCGCGATCCCGTCGCCATCCATGTCAACATACACATAGCCCTCAATGTAGAGGACTTTGCGAGACGTCGTATCTGTACGGCCTGTAATCTGGACCGTCGCTTGCGGATTACGGTCAAAAGTTTCTTGGTTGCCTTCAAAATCGTCAAGCGTTTCGAAACCAAGGTTCTCGACTTCATCCCATTCGTAACCCATCTTAACAAGATCGGATACGGTGACGTAACGGCGGTGGGCTACAAACTCAGCTGTTTCAATAGAACGCGCACGGCGGTCGATCAGAAACTCTTCGGGCGGGACGGACTGAACGCGCAGACGTCCCTTCTCCACGGTACGAACAACGGTGCAGTCATACGTGGCAGGTTGGGTCTGGCCCATCATGCCCATCGGCGTTTGAAGCATCGTCTCGCTGTAACTGATCTCTACGTCCTTAACTTCGACGGTAGGATCAGACTGCAGTACCGAGAACGTAGCCTCGTCAAGACCCGTAAAGTAATGGGTCGTGACATCTTTTTCCGTATCCCACCAGACTTTCATGATCCCGTTCTTGCGGATCAGTGCGTCCTTAAATGTGGAATAGCATTCGTTGAACAGGTTGTTATCGCGTGTCAGACAGTAGTTTACATAGTCCGTCGCTTGCTGCGCGCTTTCAACATCTTCAGGTCCGTTTGGCGCAAACTCAACGACGTTGTTTGCCGCGAAAAATACTTTCATGATCGACGGCATCATGGCCTGCACGGTATCGCGCACGTCCATTGAGATTGCCTGAGAGCGGCCCTCCTCTTCGTTGCCGAAAGGTTCGCCCTTATAATACTGGCCCGCAAGCGCACGCTCCGGGCTGATTACGTCGTCGATATAATCTTGTGCGTCATCAATCTCGGCGATGATGATATTCTGAAGTTCTTCTTCCGATACAGGTTCTTCAACCTGTTCGTCTTCCATTTCAGGCTCTTCGACAGTGACTTCCGTTCCATCGGGAAGTTCCATCTCAACTTCATTGTACATGTCTTCGCTATCGCCATCTTCGGAGTTGGCGTTGGGTACACCAGTATCTTGATACATACTGTTGTTCATAGCCATCTCGGCCTTGGTCGGCTTACGATTGTTGCGATATGCCATTTACTATCTCTTCCGTAATGTGGCGCGGTTAGTACGGGGGTCATATACATAATCCCCGTGATTTTTACCACTACGCTTAACAGCGCGGTCAACTGCACGCTCTTCAGCGGTCATAGCATTACGGGCATGACCTTTGGCGGTTAACTTGCCGTCGGCCGTTATAAGCCCGTTTTTAATCAAAAGCCCTATAGCCATATCGCGGTCACCAACTTGCGCGGCAAGTCTATCAACCAGTTGATTACGGCCGAGAAACTTTTGAGTTTCCATTATTTCTTTTTCGACTTACCAGCTTCAGACAGGGCAATAGCAATAGCCTGTTTGCGGCTTTTAGCCAAGGGAGCCTTTGCTGGGCCTTTGGGGTTAACGCCAGCGTGGAGCGTGCCACGCTTAAATTCGCCCATGACCTTAGCCACTTTCTTGTCGGCCTTCGTTGGTTTCTTCATTTCTTTTTACCCTTTGCAGTTTTTGCAGCAGCCTTGAAAGCGGCAGCAGTAGGAGCGCCCTTGGTTCCGGGCTTACGCATTTTTTCACCAGAGCCAGCTTTGATCCGTTCCTTCTTGGCTGCGATATTCGCATAAAGACCCATCTTCATTTGGACTTCCCCTTGTTGCGGGCGGAGATTGCTTTGGACTTGGCTTTCGCGTCTGCTTTAGATGACGCACCCCACGCTTGCAGCGATAATAGTAGGCGGGTTGGTTCGCCTTTCGCATTACGCTCCGGCCCCGGCATTCCACCCATACGTGCTAAGAATGACGCCCTCCGTGGATTATCGCCAGACTTCACAGGCGCTTTGAGATTGGCCCCTTCGGTCTTCTTGAAGTGGCCGCGTCCAGCCTCATTGAGACCGCCCTTCGGGTTTTGAAAACGCTTTGCGACCATGCAATAAAACCTATTTCTTTGGCGTGTAAGCGCCACGTTCGCTCAGATACACAATCGCCCGGTAGAGAACATCTGTGCTTTCCCGTGCGTGTCCTAGAACCAAATTACACTTCGAACAGAGTATACCGCGTACCTCACCCGTCTCATGGTTATGGTCAACGACAACCGATCTGCCCGCCTTATACTCTACTGCGTCAGATATTTCTACCGTACAAATGGCGCAGGCGAAATTCTGGTTGGCGATGAATGTTTGATACTCCTCAATCGTGATCCCATATCGCTGTTTGAGGTTATGGGAGAGATTGAAATTAGGCTGGGAGTTTCGGTACAGGAATTGTAGTTCGCGCAGGCACGGCTTGCACTGATTTTTGCGGGCGTAGAAATTATCGAGCGACTTATCTTCGCCGCATCTGATGCAGGTCTTTGTGTCCACGGGTACGCTCCCTGTGGATAACTATACCCGAAACATGGACTATCTGTAAAGTTGTGGGAAAAAGATGGGTGGCGGCGTAGCTAACGGGAAAATGAGGAAAAACCGTTAGATCGCTATTACCGGCGAAAGGAGAACCTCGCGCACCCAAGAGTGTCTGCCATACTAGCGCCCGGCAGGAGAGGGAGAGGAGAACCTGCCGGGCATCAACTTTCTACCTACACGAAAATAAAAAGTCAAACGACACCCCTTATATTCCTACGCAGTGGGCCGCTCTTGTTGGCCATTGAATATCCGTGCATAATCGTAGACAGATCGGTGGCGAGGCACAGGCAAAGAGCATCCGCCTTGTCGGGTGACGGAAGCCCGCGCTTCTTCATGCTCTCCTTGCTTTCCACCTGCATCTTGCCCGAGGACGTGAACGTGTAACGCGGTGACGCCAACTCGGCGAACAACTGCTCATCCTTCGGTATCTTGACGTCGCGGTTGCCAAGCCACGCTTTACACTTGAACCATAGTTCGGCGCGTAGGTTGGCGTAAGTCCCTTTCAGCGCGGGGCTTTCAGCGACGTTGATCCCGCGTGCAGGAAGCCCAAGTTCACGCAGTCGATCCAGCACACCCGCACCCAGCCCGATGCTATCGACCAAAATCTCGACTGGCTGATCCGACGGCGGCAGCGCCTCAAACTCGGCCACGACTGCACCTGTCAACTGCATCAAATCCAGACCCTTCCAAGTCTGTATCTCCTCCACAACCGGACCCCGGCGCTTGGCCAACGCGCTGGCGTCAGACCCCATGCGCGCCACGTCCAAGCCCCACACACTTTTCGTCTGCTTGGCAATCTTAATCTCGCGGTTCATGGCGCTGTCGATAAGCTCAACAGGGATGACCGTATCTTCTTCTCTAGGTGGGAAGTTCCCCAGCACACGTACATGGTAGGCCGGGCTGTCCTCTCCATACCGTAGCTGCATCTCTTTAACGAATGCGTCAGAGACGCGTGGACTATCGAGGCAGCTAACGTGGAAGGTTTTCCATTCCCCTTTAAGACGGTTGTGGGTATCGTAAAATAAACCGCTGTTCCGAGTGGGGTTGCCGAGAAGAAGCGTTGTTGCGTTGTGACCCGACATAGAACCGGACGCGGCTTCGTACACACTCTCTGGAATACCGGACGCCTCATCGGCGACAAGCAGTACGTTGTCGGCGTGGATACCCTGCAAGGCTTCCGGCGTTTCTGCCCGGCTCGTTCTGGCGGAGATAAATGCTTCACTGGCTGCAGCCTTCAATTCAATGCGGTCGGTCTTCACCTCGACCAGAACTTTCAACACATCCGGCAGTTCGTTAACCCATCGCTTCAGTTCCGCGAACATCGCATCGAACAGCTGAGCAGATGTTGGCGCGGTCACGACCACCTTCACCGGATACCGCGTCAAAAAATAATGCAGCATGGCCCAACTTGCGGCTGTCGATTTACCGACACCGTGGCCTGACCTGACGCTAATCCTGCGGTTCCCGGCGCTGATCGCTTTCAGAAACTCGATCTGCCAAGGGTCTGGCTTCGTTCTCAGAATGTCCCTCACAAACCCAACGGGGTCATCCTTATACTTCTTCAGAAACTCCAGAAAGAAGTTCGGCTCAGATTTGGTCATTCTTATCCCCTCGGATAACGCGTGCGATTGTTTGATGGCTGACCGTGATACCATGACGCTTTGCTACGATAATAGCAATATCGCGGTAGCTATGGCCTTTAACGCGTGCGGCCTTCATGGTGATGAGCGCGTCCTGCGCGTTAGGGTCTGGCTGCAGCTTGGCCTTCCGGCCCGTGCCTGACTTCTTAAATCCAAAGGGCACTTTGCCACCGACATATCCGCCCTGCGACCGCTTGGCTCTCTTACCGGCTGTGACACGCTCTCTGATACGGCGTCGCTCTTCCCCGGCGAACACGGCCATAATCTCAAGCATGAACCTTCCATTGGGATTGGCCCGATCCATCACATTGCCATATCCGTTGATGATCAGGTTAATGCTCGCTGTTTCCCAGTCGGCAATCACGTTTAGTGCGTCCCGTGCGTCCCTGAACATACGGTCCAGCTTGGAGACTATGACTGTATCGCCCGGCCTAAGGAACGCCAGCTTGCAGCCTTCTTCTCGGCGCAGCAGTGGGACACCGCCAGAGACGCCGCGCTCTTCATATATATGGTCCAGTTCCAAATTATGTGTGAGTGCGATGCCTTGAATTTGGCGGGCTTGGTCATCGAGCGATGTGTTCTCAATCTGGTCTTCAGTCGAGACGCGTGTGTATCCGAAAACAGCCAACGTATTTCTCCCGTTTTTTAGCTGTATCGCTGTTACACTCTACTGTTACAATTTGGCAAGGGAAAAGTTATAGAATTTTTTGGACAGGATTATGTTAAATTTAGGGATACCGGGGGGTGGGGGTACATTTCGATGTCTGTCAGGTTATACGCACGCGCCCCCCGCACAAGGCAGGGGCGGGGGGGGTCATTTTGAATTGATATACCCCCCTCCCCCCTTAAGAAAGCACGCATTTCTGCGGTTTCTAGACTGTAACAGTGTACTAGTATGTGACCAAATGGCGTCGGAGGCACGTCGAAACGGAAGCGCGGCGGTGTCTATCCACCGCCTATAAGACGCATATTGTTCGGGTATAATTATATTTATAGAGCATCGGGTCACATTGTAATGTATCGCCAAGCTGGTTGGTGTTTATGCCGATATGGTATCTGTTATGGCAATGAGTGTCGCATTCATACAATTAGACCCGAACATTGTTCGTCTAAGGGTAGCGCGTCAACAACGCAAAGGGAGACGCAAACATGACGCTTACATTCAACACACGCCACGAAGTCGAAGCCTTGCTAGGTTACACGCTATCAGGCGAACAGCTTGTCGCTTATACTGTTATGCGTGATTGCGGTTATGCTAACCCGCACGATATCGTCGCATCATTGCCGCGCTACGTGAAAGAGATAGGCGGCGACGTTATGGCATGGGCAAGCCGCATGGACGCAGAAATGGACGCATGGCTTGCTGCGATGGAAGTCGAAATGTGCGAAGCAACGCGGGGCTTTCACACTAATTTCTAATCACACTTGGCGGGGTCGAAACGCCCCGCCACATTTCGGGAGACTATCAAATGTTGTTCGATCTATCGCCTTATCTATCGCTGCAAGCCTTTGGCGCGATATGGATTATGGGAATGTTGGCTCTGGTATGCGTCATTGCGCGCCAACACAAAGAGGGGGAATGATTATGACACAGACTGTTACCGCCGAATATTTGATGGGTATCACTGAGGCCCGTAAGTTCATGCGCGCATATCCGCATATCAATCCCGCGATGGAGATCGACACGCTAACCGCCACAATCAAACTGTTTGATGCGCAGTCACCAGTCGGCCAGATATTGCGCGGGCAACGCGATTTCTGGCGTAATCAATTGAAGAAAACCGCCTAACACCCCATTAGCCGCGCTGTCCTTTGCGATGGCGCGGCGATGATGGCGCTAGGCCAAAAAGGGAAAGGAAAGACTATGACTATTTTCCAAGCAATTGAAACCAAATATATCGGCGCAACCAATAGCAAGCCAAGCCGCATCAAGGCGTCATGTTGGGGCGGAAGCGCAACCATTTCATATCCATACGAGCTAAACGCCGACCAAGCGCATCGCGCCGCTGCGCAGGCTTTGCGGGAAAAGATGGCAACGCGGGCCAATGGGTTCGGCGATGACAAATCAATCTGGAAAACAGGCCATTGGGTCCAAGGCGGCAACGCCAAGGGCGACGGCTATGTCTTCACAGTGGAGGCTCGCTGATGGACCTGTTCAACCTTGTCGATGCGTTCTTGAACGACATTGAAGCCGAGGCGCGCAAAGCCGAGGCGGAAGCCAAAGCAAACGGCGAATGCATCGACACCAGCGAGGCGCACAAGCGCGCCCTCGACAACATGATGAAAGAGGAAAAGAGCAAATGACCAAACTCGAAACCGAATTGTTGACCGCATTGGAAAGCATGATCGTCAATTACGCGCAATTTGGCCGCGTATCAGAAAAATTCGTTCAAGACTGCGCGCAATTGGCGCGCAAAGCAAAGGGGCAAAGCAAATGAACGTATTCCGCACAACCACCGTTGAAGAACTTTACCCCGATACCATAAGCCACAACCTTATGTGCCTTTACGTCTATTCGACCACCAACAACCCTGATGGTGCGGGCAAAGGCACGAGCGCACAGCTTTTGGGCTGGGCTGAGAACTATAGCGTGGCGATGGACTTGTGGGAGGCTGCCGTTGCCACGGCTCGTGCCATCTATGGTCGAGACGGCGATGCCGAGATTGGCCTGTGCGTGATCGACACAAACAAAGGATGAATAATGACAAGCGAAGAGTTTAAGGCCGTTCGTGACCGCCTCAAAATGACACAAGGCCAGCTGGCTTACAAAATTGGTATCAGTGAACGGGCGATCCAGTATTATGAGCAAGGGGGCCGGTCTGTTCCGGCTCCCGTCTCTCTTTTGTTGGAGACGTTTTTAAAGGGCGCTGAGCGTGCCTAGCTACAAACGGGACCGTAACCTAGCGATTGCCCTCTATGCCTCTCTGTGGGCCGTCTACGGGCTTCTGACGACGATTAAAGGATAAGACATGGCCGGACACATTAAGCGCCGCACGATTGCATCAAACTTAGATAAGGTCGGCGAGACTGTTCTCTTGGAGAAGATCGCCTCTGGCCTGACGATGGCTGGCCTCGCTCGAGAGTTGAAGATCAGCAACCTTTCCCTCTACCATTGGATACGGAAAGACCCTGACCGTGAAGAGCGGTTCCGTCAGGCGCGGGCAATCGCGGCTGACCAGTGGGCGGACGAATGCCTCGACATCGCTGACGCTTCGGACAACACCTCGGCTCATGCCGACAGGCTAAAGATCGAAACCCGCAAATGGCTGGCCGGTGTTGCAGCACCTGAGAAGTTCCAAGCCAAGCCGACCACAGCAGTTCAAGTCAATGTGAACCAACTCCACCTTGATGCACTGCGCC